CAGGTGTTTGGCGTAGCTATGGCAATTACGCCTAACAGCTGGAAAACGACACTAACCACACTAGAGCCGATAATAGACGGCTTTATACTAGACTCAAGCCTATACGGGGTGCTAGACACCGGCGTATTGGCCTATTAGGGGGAACAATGGCAGCGGGCTTAGGATTTAAGACCTTTACTACAGGTGAGGTTTTAACAGCCGCGGACGTAAACGGCTATTTAATGCAAGGTATTTTAGTTTTTGCTAGTGAGGCTGCTAGAAACTCTGCTATAACTTCACCGCAAGAAGGTCAGTTTGCATACACTAAAGATAATAATAGTTTATGGTATTACACAGGTAGCGCTTGGGTTGCTAGCGGTGCTACAGGTGATATAGAGGGCATAACCACAGGTACAGACTCAGGGTTATCAGGGGGCGTTACTAGCGGTACAGCTGTACTACGCTTAAAATTAGAGTTTGATGCAGAAACAGGCACTACTTATACTTTAGTAGCAGGTAATCTTAATCAGCTAGTAACACTTAATAACGCAAGCCCAATTACTTTAACTGTACCACCTAGCGTTTTTAGCGCGGGTGATGTAATAAATATAGCGCAGATAGGAGCAGGTCAAGTAACGCTAGCGCAAGGCGCAGGGGTAACTATTAACTCAACAGGTGCAACAGCAACAGCACCTAAACTACGCGCTAGATATTCTGCCGCATCTATTATTTGCACCGCATCAAATACATTTTTGGTAGTTGGAGATATAGCGTAATGAGTTTATTGGGCATTATTGCAAGTCAAAATTATCCGCGCGGGGTATCAGTTGAGTATTTAGTCGTTGCAGGCGCAGGTGGCGGCGGTGGTGGCGGTTCTACTTATGCTAATGGCGGTGGTGGTGGTGCTGGTGGATATAGAACAAACACTTTTTTGGCAACACCTCTACAAAATTACACAATTACTGTAGGTGGTGGTGGTGCTGGTGGCGCAAATAATTACACAACTGCAAGAGGTGTTTCTGGCAATAATTCAGTTTTTGCGACTATCACTTCAAGCGGTGGTGGTGGCGCTCAGGGTTATGATGGTGGTTTAGCGTTATCTGGTGGCTCTGGTGGCGGTGGTGGTGGTTATGTAGTTGCAGCTACAAATGCTGGCGCGGCGGGAAACTCTGGTTCATATTCACCTGTTGAGGGCTATGCAGGTGGCAACGGTGCAACACCTATTGGAACTACGGCAACCGCTGGCGGCGGCGGTGGTTCTTCTGGTGTTGGTTCAAATGGTGTTATTGCTGGAAGTTTGCCACCAGGAGCTGCAGGTGGTAATGGCGGTGCTGGAACTGCTAACTCAATTAGTGGCTCATCTATTACTTATGCAGCTGGTGGAACTGCTGGGGGTAATAATACCAATGCCAATGGTTCTAATGGAACAACTAACAGAGGTGATGGTGGTTTAGGTGCTTCTGGCGGAGCATCAGGTGGTGGCACAAGTGGCGGTAGCGGGGGTTCAGGAATTGTAATTCTAAAATATCCTAGCACTTATACTGCAACTTTTAGCGGTGGCGTTACACAAAGCACAAGCACAAGCGGTGGATTTAAGATTTCAGAAATTACAGCGGCAGGCGTATCAGACACAGTTAGTTTTGCATAATGGCACACTACGCATATTTAGATGAAAATAATATAGTTGTAGCAGTAACAGTTGGCAAAGATGAAACTCAACTAATTGACGGTTTAGATACAGAAACTTACTACGCGCTAAATACGCCTTACACAGTAAAGCGCACTTCATACAATAACAATATCCGCAAGCAATACGCAGGCATAGGTTATACCTATGACCCTGTGGCAGATGTATTTATTGCGCCACAGCCTTATCCTAGTTGGGCTTTAGATAATCATTTTAATTGGCAACCGCCTACACCTAGACCCGAGGGTATGGGCTGGTATTGGAACGAGATAGAGCAGGCTTGGATAGATGCTACAGAGCTATAACGGCTGGCCTGCTAGTAAAGACCCGGCAGAGATAGGCATTAAGAGTTATGCAGTACCCGGCACTAATAGAAAACTTAGATGCGCTGAGGCTGTAGCACCGTTATTAGTAGGTTTTGCCGCTGAGTTTCACGCGCTAATAGAGCCAATAGATGAGGGCGCGCTAGATGAGTGGGGTTATGCTTTTCGTATGGTACGCGGCAGTACAGACCGCCTTAGCTGCCATAGCAGCGGTACAGCGATAGACCTAAACGCGACTAAACACCCGCTAGCAGCTGTTGGTACGTTTCCAGCTGATAAAGTGCCAATGCTTAGAGCGCTAGCTAAAAAATATGGCTTAACGTGGGGCGGTGATTACCGTAACCGTAAAGATGAAATGCACTTTGAAATAACGGTAAATGCTAAAAAAGCCGCTAAACTAATTGCAAAGTTAGGACAAGAAAATGCCAACTAGCGCACAAGTAGTGGTAGGTAATCAGGCTGTAGTAATAGTACCTAAATCAGATTTTGACCAGACAGCCAATATACATAATTTAGGTGGCGGCGCTATTTATTTAGGCGGGCCAAACGTAACTACAAGTAACGGCTATAAGCTAGATAATGGTGATAAATTAACTGTACCCGTAGGCGACCATGAGGCGTTATATGCTGTTGCTGCTAGCGGTACTCATACCGTAGCGGTACTCACACAAATAAACTAAGGGCATTTAGGAGCAAAAATGGACAAGAAAAAACTAGAGGCGGCTGCCTATAGCTATGGACGTGCCGCGCTAGCAAGCGTTGCAGCTCTATACTTATCCGGCATCACAGACCCTAAAGTATTGGCTAACGCCTTTATCGCAGGTTTAATAGGCCCATTAGTTAAAGCATTACAGCCTAATGAAAAACAGTTTGGTCTAGGCGCTAAGTAATGAACCAAGCCCAAACTCTATTAGCTATATCGCTAGGACTTTGTAGCCTTGCAGCGGTAGGGGTTGGGCTGGTACGCCATTTAGTTAAGTTTTATTTATCAGAGCTAAGGCCAGACGGTAACGGCGGGCATAACCTTAGAGGCCGCGTTGAGCGTATAGAGGGCCAAGTAGACCGGATTTATGAAATGCTTTTAGAGGACAGATTAAAGCGCTAGCGTGTCGCGTTGCCTTATGTCGGTGTTAGGGCTCATACTTTTACTACACGCTGAGAGGGCTACTTAGTGTAGTAGTTTTATCAGCCTTAACAAAGGGTGAAATATGTTAGCTGATATAGCAGTAATTACTTTAACCGTACTAATAGTAGGCTTATTTATGTTAGCTGCCTATAGGACGGGATACCGTGAGGGCCACGGCGACGGTTACCTAAGAGGGCGCAATATAGCTAAGGCCTTAAAAGAGGTAACTAAATGAGCTTTTTAGACGGTTACGAAGATGTAAACGCGCGTATTAAAAGAGCGCGCGCAGAGTTTCCCGGGTTACGGCTTGTAGCCTACATAGAGGACATAGACCTAAAAAACGGTTATATTTTAATTAGAGCTGAGGCTTATAAAAATTATGAAGATGAGAAACCAAGCGCTGTAGATTATGCGTTAGAGGTTAGGTCAGACCGCGGCGTAAATGCTAATTTTTGGGTAGAAAACTGCGTAACCTCTGCTTATGGGCGTGTTATTGGCTTACTAACGCCGGGCGGTGCTGGCAGGCCTACAAGACAAGATATGGAGAAGGTAGAGGCCATACAAGCGCCATTACAGACACGCGGGGCAGGCGGTGCAGTACCTACCGCCGCTGAGTCAATAAGCGCCCTAAAGGCTAAACTAGGGGCTGAGGTAATGCCAGAGCCGCCCATATGTAAACACGGGCATAGAGTGCTAATTGAAGGCACTTCAAACAAAACTAATAAATTATATAAAGGTTATTTATGCCCTCATAAAGTCAAAGCTAATCAATGTGAGCCACTATGGCTAAGGCAATATGGCGATAAATGGCTAAGGCCAGATGACCACGCAGAGGTTTTATTAGAGGCCGGGCGTAACCTTGACCCGATAGCAGAGCGTGAGCCTGTACCAGATGAGCTATTAAGTGAGTCTGAGAGGGCTAGCCGTGCAGCCAATTAAAGAAACGCAACAGGGCCAAGACCGCCAAAGTAGAGTGGCGGCGTACTTAATGTCTAAATACCCGTGGATATTGACCCCTACGCCTAAGTTTTACTTTACCGACTACCACATAAACAAAATACAGGGTTTAGGCCGTGAAAACTACATAGGCGATTTAGAGATTAAATGGGCAGATAAACCAAGTAGTGAGCCTTATCCCATACCTTTTACAAAGGTGCAACAGATGAGCTTACTGCCTTTACACAGGGATTTACCAGACTCTTACCACAGGGTTTTAATTAGGTATGAGGACGGTTTACTAATGCTAAACGTAGAGATGCTGCGTGATTTAAGGCCTGTTATGTACACTTTCCCGGGCCAAGATGAACTAAAAAAGCTATATGTATTTGTAAATGCCTCTGATTTCTTTCCATATTTCAAGCCAATAATTATTAGATAATGGGGTTAAAAACTATGCTTTATATTGAAGCTAACTGCCGCCAATGCAAGACCGTAACGCTACAGCTAGAGCGCGTAGTATCTGACCACCTACCACCTAACGTTAAATGCCTACAATGCACACGCTGTGGGTTACTAGATATAACGTTGGTAGATGTGGATAAAGCCCGGCAGGTACGCAATTAAGTTATCCACAGAGTGTAAAAAGCTGTGGACAACACGCCCAAGCCCTGCTCAAGTTATCCACATATTAGCTTTATGCTTGACTAAGCCGGTACGATTACTGCGCGCAGGCAGCGCCCCGAAGGGCGATAGCGCGGGCAAGCTGCGTAATCTAGGGGTAGCTCTATGCCTATTCTTAGGCTGCCTATCTTTACAGAAAGTTCCGGCTAACGCTGATATAAACGCTATAGATGCTTATAAAATATATGCTCATATAAAGATAGGCTCATACAAAGAGTTTAAGTGTATTGAGAAGCTATGGACTAAAGAAAGCAATTGGAGACCTAAAGCTAAAAACCCTTACTCTACAGCTTATGGAATACCACAGCTTTTAAAGATGAAAGAAACCAACCCTTATAAACAGATAGACTTAGGGCTAAAGTACATAGCTAAACATAGGTTATACAAAGGTAGCCCGTGTTTGGCTTGGGCTCATTATAAGAAAAAAGGTTGGTATTAAATGACTTTAATAGTATGTAAAAACTGTGGAGTAGCTACTGATTTATCTGAAATAATCCATAGTAAATATAGAGATTATGAAGCTTGGTGCATAGAGTGCGTAGAGTCGGAAGCTGAAGAAATGTTCAGACGTGGCTAAGCGTGGCGACCCTAGAGTAAACAGGGCTTATAGGTATAAGTTTAGAAACCAAGTTTTAGCTAGAGATAACTTTATATGCTATTACTGTGGAGCAGATGCAGACCAAGTAGACCACGTCATACCTGTTAGTAAAGCCCCAGAGCTGGTACTTAGTTTTGATAACGCGGTGGCCTGTTGCAAGCGCTGTAACGTACAAAAAGGCAATAAGTCTCAAGGCGTTTTTTTAGCCAAGACGGCTACCCCCCCTGTCTTTTATT